GACGGTTTCTTTGATGAGCTCGCCGAGGCCCTGTTCTCTGAGTACCTCGAAGAAGTCCAGGCCGCGTTCCTGCAGGTAGGCTTCTCCACGCTTGGAGTATTTGACCTTATCCTGGAGGCTGTAGATGTAGTCGCCGTATCCCTGGGACGGGATATCTTCGTCGATCATCATTTCTGCGATCTCTGCCTTCAGCTTATCGATGGCTGCATTGTTGTCCTTGGTGTCTTTGGCCAGCTGATCCTTCTTGTCGAGAAGTTCTTCGTACTGGCCGAGCATTTCTGTCAGTTTCATGGTTGGTTCCTCCTACTTTCTATTTTGAGTCCGCACTCTGTGCAGGCTGCTTGCATTTTTTTCTGCCGGAGTTCCTGTCTTGATATTGGTCTCCAGCATTCCTGTCCGCAGATCGGACATTTTACCAGGCTCCATTCCGGATGCCCTTTTGGGATGTTTTTCTTCATCGGCATCAGCAGGATGCCTCCGGTTTCGTTTTGGCCTCGCGGCCAGATCTTAACTTCTGCCATTGCTTTTCTCCCTTCCGTAGAGTTTGTATTTGATACTTGATTCCGACCGGTTCATCTTCTCTGCGATCTCTCTGATTGTGAATCCCTGTTTCCGGAGCATCTTCATCTGGCTTACTTCGGTCTGCGTCCAGTTGTATTTGTGTGATATGTCATTCTTCCTTTTTTCTTTAAACCAGGGGTACTGCATGAACAGTGTGTCATCGGTTACTCTGGCCGCATTCCAATCTTCCGGATGTTCTTTCATGTATCTGATGATGTCCTGCTGCCGGTACATCACGTATGGCTTCTTCCGGACACTTTTCAGTCCTTTGCGCTCCCAGTATTGGATCGTCCGGTTCTCAACTCCCAGGATCCGCGAGAGGGTGTTCCTGGTCAGCATGTCCGTGTTCGCCATGAATCCTCCGATACCGGTCCGCTGCCTTTTAAGAAAGACCGCATTTTCCGACCGGTTCAGCTTCCTGGCTACCGTGGCGAGCGGATATGTTTCTGTTAATTCTTCGAGCTGGATCAGTTCCTCCTGGCTCCATGCCCTTCCGCCCATCTAGGCACCTCCTTAGCTTCCGTCAAAGTTCGGAATGAATCTCTCATCCAGTTTCTTTCCGCACTTTGTGCAGACTTTATATTGCGTCTCGCCGCTCAGGTTGAAGTACGGCTCTTGTCTTCTGAACCACTCGCCATGGTGTCTGCAGAATAGCTGCGCGATCCACGGCTTTGGATTATTTACTCTGCTTTCCTGTTCCGTTGCCTTTCCTCCTTCTCCTGAACGATGCAGGTTTTCGATGCATCGGCAGACCGTGCATCTTGCGCCAGTTATTGGTCAGGTGACTCAATGGCTCCGGCTTCAATGCTTCCGCGAATCTCCGGAGCGTATATGTGGCTGCTGCTGCACTGAATCCAGCCTGCGCCAGTGCTGTGCGCGCTTCCAGCAAAGGATCCGGTTCCGGAGGTTCTGGCTCGAAGCTCTTTTCGTATTCTCTTAGCTGCTCTGCCTTAGCATCCAGCGCTGCTGCTATGCCAGTTGACAGTTTCTTATCGACAGCCTGGGCCAGTCTGAATGCCTGAGCAACCTTGTGAGCGATTTTCTTTAATATCATCATGTTGCCTCCTATTCAAAGTACGCACGCCAGTCATCCACGACTGTCTTGGCCATATCTTCTTTTCTGGCCAGCGCCTTGCCGATCATCTCATCCACGGTTCCCTCGGTCTCTAGGTCGATGTATGTGCAGGTGTTTCTCTGGCCGATTCGGTGGATCCTGGAGAGGCTCTGTTCGTATGTGGCGTAGTTGAAGTTCTTTGAATAGTAGACGCATGTATCTGCAGCTGTCAGGGTAACTCCGACGCCGAGGGTGTCGATCTGGCCGACGATGATCACGGTGTCCGGATCTTCCTGAAACTGTTTGATGATCGGTCCGCGGTCTTCTTTCTTGATTGCTCCATAGATGGCCACCTGCTTCTTTCCTGTCTTCTGGAAGGTCTTATCTATCATTTTCATGATGGCGGTTACTTCCGGGATAAACCTTGCGAAAATTACCAGCTTCTTTCCTGCGCCTAGTACGTAGTCCTCGATGATATCCTGGAGCGCATCCAGCTTCGCTGTGTTGACGAGCTCCGGCTTGTCGCTGTCGTCTGTGACCAGGAATCCTCCGGCCAGCTGCTGCAGTCTCAGGAGCCTTGTCAGTACGGTCGTGGCCGTGATCTTGTCTCCGTTAGATAACTCTGCATAGCTGCT